CTATACCAAAAGTTTGCTTTTATATCATTACCACTACCATCAAGTATAGAATTAACTCGATATATATCTGTGTGTGAGAATTTTTGCCAATTTAAAGCAACCGCATTGATACCAACGCCGCTATAAAATGCAAGTTCTTCTGTTACATTAATCAATGTTTTTGTTTTTTCTGTTACATCAGACATCATTACATCGACTAACAACACAACTTTTTTACCAACATCTATACTTAAATTAGATGCAAAAGTTATGGTATTATTATCAACAATAGTTATAAAATATTTTGGCGTAACCACTGTTGAAATAACAGTTGTTGCTAATGAATAAATTGTAACTGTTGTGCCATCTAAGGATGTGACAATATTATTAACATCAGGGGCAAATTCATCGCAATAGCCAGTACCAGTTGATGTAATTACTCCACCAATTATTTTTCTAATATCATTAGCTGAAAAGTCTTGTGTATTTGTGATATTCCAGCTATAAGATGAACCAGCATTTAATGTTCCTGAATATTTTTTTCTAACTGTATATGTTAAACTAGGGTGTGTCGAATTTGTTGTACTTCTAGTTGATTTTACAGCATTTTTACCAATATTATAGATTAATACAGGGTCTTGTGGACTATATATTGTTGGTTTGTCTGAATTGACATCTTTAACGGTTTTTGCAAAAAATATACCAGCGCCAACTCCAACATTAGCCAAATACATAGCACTAATATCTTGATATTTTATTCCTGAACCTGTAATAGATAACTTTGTGAAATATAATCTATATCTATTTGGAATTTTTACATCTTCTCGTTTAATATCATAAATTGTAATTGTACCAACAAGATTTGTTCTTCCATCGAAAATAGTTTCAGTGCTAACTGGAACAGTCACTGGTGGCGAAGTTGTAATATCTTGATTTGATGGAATGTATAGATATAAATTAACTTTTCTGTTTGTGAATACACTACCATCTTCAATTAGGCCAGGCACAGTTAAGCTACCAGGTATTAAATCAACTAATACATAGTTCAATTCTTTTGTGCGGCTAACATAACCAGATAACTTTTCTGTAGTTCTAGCTTTATCAACTTCTATAATAGTATCTTTTGTAACAACTTCATAACCTTCAACTAAAACAGTAGATGGACTAACAGCCACTTTAAATTTAGAATCAGTAGTTCCTTGTAAAAAGTTTAATCTACCATGACGCAAGATATAATTACCATCAGATTCTCTTTTTGTTTTAGCTGAAGTATCATAAACACGGGTACCCTTAGAATCATCAATCATAGTGATAACGCCATCTTCAATTTCAGCAATCAAGATGAATGATTCATTTTCTTTAAAACCTAAAGGTTTAATAGTTGGGATTAAATATGTGCGTTCTCTATCTGCGCCACTTGCTGTATAGTTTGGGTATCCTAAACTATTATCGAATAAAGTAGCATCATCGTCTGAAGTAACTATATCATTAATAATATCAAAACCAAATTTATAATTTACTTCATCAATAGTATACTTTTCAGCAACAACAATATCTTTATTTACATTGATAAAAGAATTTTCAACATAATAGATTGAATCTGGTATTGACCAAATTGTTCCAAAACCAATTGGCGGAACAGTCAAAGTATCGCCACCAGGGCAAGATGGACATCTAACTTTTATAGTATAGGAAATATTACCATTATCATCATAACAATTAATTGGTTCACCACTGATAAACGTTTCAATATTAGCATCTTCATTAATTAAATTACGTTGATAACTAAGATAAATTGTAATAGGGTCATTGTTAATCGCATCTACAATTTTAATTACTTTGGCGTTAATATTATCCCCAATAACTGGTGAAGATGTTCCTAATAACTTTTTAGTTATTTTGTTTATATCTATTAATTCACTTTGGTCTGTTGGTTGAGCTGGATTATATTTGTATGGTTCAATGGTAATATAATTGACAATAAGATGCTTAGGTGTTTTGTTATTTACACATTCGCCCGTTCTAAACAATTTGTTAGAAATTTGTCTATTATTATCAGATAATATTGATTGTAATTGATTTAATTCACGTACTTGTACGGGTACACTTGGTTTAAATAAAACACTGGTAAAATTCTTATTACTATTGTAATCATCGAAATAAGGTTGTTGATTAAATACTTTTTTTGTCATAATTGACCTATAGTGCAATTGTTATTTTTATTTGTAATGATTCATTTGTTGTCAATCTTCTTGGTTCGATATTATCAATATATAATAAATTTCCATCATTTGACATTCTTTTAAATGTATCTAGTGTATTATATTTAGTATGTGCTTTCCCAATTAAATTTTTAGTATTAGCAATTAAATTAGTATTGTCTGTTATATCGGTTAATAAACAAATCTGCCTAAAATCTTGATCAATGTAATCTTGATAATAAGTTGAATCCCCATCAAGTAACGTAGATATTATTAAGTTTGTTATATTAAGTTCTTTAATGATATTTGTACCATGCCCGTTATATGGTGCTGGTACAATACTATAAGCAGCCGCTCCAGTACCAGCTACAACATACGCAATTGCTGTAGTATATCCACTACCAATATTATCCATTATGATATTTGTTATACTTCCATTAACTATTTGTGCAGTTGCTTCTGCATTTATACCATCACCAATAATTAATATGGTCGCATTTGTATAATTTGTCCCATTATTTGTGATATTAAACCCAGTTATGGAATTATTTGAAATAATTGGTGTGATTTCAGCATTTGTGCCAAGTGCATTTTGAGGGTAAATGATTATATGAGAATCTTTTTCATAGTTTTTTCCGCCATTAATGACACGAAGGCTACTAATGCTATGATTAATATCACAATTAACAACTAAACCAGTTCCTAATAATGAAGTTGATTTTACACTGAATGGAATATTACTGGTCAACAATAATGGGTTAAAATCCCCAACTTGTGTAATTAAATCTAAATTTGATATACTATCAGGATATACTGAAGCTGGTTTTATATATCTTATCGGATAAAAATTAGTAGTTCTAAATTTAGATAATGAATTATAACTGATATTATACAAAAATTTCCATACATACCCGTCACTTAAGTAAAAATTATTTACTGAACTTGTACTAGGTTTTTCTGTACTAACAGCTCCATTATTATTATCAATACATCTATATACGTTTACTGAACCATTAATCAATCTAGTAGTAACATACGTATTAGTGATAGCATTTTGATTGTCATATCTGTTATATACCACTCCACTTTGCCAATCATTTTTTGGTAAACCAAAACTAATATCAGAAGAATAAATTTTCTGAACTGTGATTATATCTTCAAACAATTGTGTTCTAGTATTTTCTGATATAACTGGTTCTGGTGGGTTATTATCATCTACCCAAGGGTCAGTATGAGCAATACTAAGATATATATTTTTCAAAAAAGTATCTGTGTGTGTATAAGGTTCAACATATAACCATCGAATACCGCCATCTGATTTAATACCATAAGTATGAGTTGGTTGATAAATCCCACTTATTCCTGTATCTAATGATATATACTTCAAATTGCCTGATACTACTTGTGTTGAAACAATGTAATTTTTGTTTTTTGACCAAGTTTCTTCAACGGTATCTTGTAACGCATTAATAAATGAATCAAGTAACAAACTTTTAAATTGTGGATAATATTTCATGTTCTACCTATGTTAAATTGTCTATTATTAATTCTTCAGAATCTTGTATTGTAATGTCTAAATTATTGTTTGCTTGTAAATCTATTATGGTTGTATTTCCATCGGCCATATTAAAATTACCATTGAATGTATATGTGGTTAATGTATTTAGTAAAAAAGTCGAACCATGATATTGTTTGTTATCAAAAACAATGGTTTTATCTATAGTAGTATCATTGAATGTGTCCAGATTTACTAAAGTTGTTTCAACATAATAATCCTGAATGGCATATAAATTAACGCCGCTTGGGTGAATATGTTCGTGTACATGTCTTTTCGACATACTTAATGGAATTTCACTTCTAATCTCATAAGAGAATCTATTAAATTTATTGCTATCATGCAAATAACAATTATGCCCAATAAATTTTGAATCATCTCTGTGTTTTGGTCTGTTGCTATTTATATATAAATTATTGTTTATCAAGAATTCTGCATTTATTCCAATATCAGTTATGATTTCTAATGTAGGTGTTGTAATATTGTCCCAATAAAATAATTCATGTTGTAATTCGAGAATTTTACCAATATCATTCGTTGTGGCAACTATATTTGCCCCAGTGCCAAGCTGTGTATTAACTACTAAATCAGGTAATTCAATATAATCAATTCCATTATTCAAAATAGAAATTTCTTCAATAGTACCATTCATATCAACTGATGTTATCATGGCTAAAAAGTTTCTACCATGTAATACCTTTTCAGTATTAATAGTTTCGTATTTTTGATAACCTATACCGCCAGCCACAATTAAAGCATTATGAATACTTCGTCTTTTTACTTTTTTTACAGTTATTTTTCCATTAACATTGTAACCATGTAGTAATATTTCATCGCCTTCTTTATAAAATTTTCCGCCATTTTTGATTATTAAATTGGGTCTTTCATATAATGATTCAATAAACTCATTATTCTTATAATGTATAGTTATTGTTTCATTGATAAATTTTTTATCAGGATTATTGATAGTTAATTCTAAATATCTGATGTTAGTATGGATTATATCCATTTTTGTAATTAAACATTTAGCACCACTAATATTACCAACAACATACGCATTTAAATTATCATCCTTTAACATAGCTTGATATATTAAATTGTTGTAATTATTTGTACTGACAATAATTTTTGTATCATTAAAATATTCAGAATCACTTAATGAAAACCATCTATCTCTTGGGTATGTTACATGGACATCAGTATTAAACAACAATTTAAAAAGATAAGTTAATCCATTTAATGAGCCTCTACTCATATAAAAATCTTTCAAGGTATTAACTAATAATCTTTTATCAAAGTAATTTGTCCTTTGTGTTGACCAACCTAAATCTGCTAATATTGCATCAATATACTTACAGTTAGCATCATTTATTTCTAAATTACTTGAAAGATTAAAAAGTACATCAATAAAATTATTATCTAATTCCAGCCATTGATAATAGTCAACTAATAGATTAGCTGTAGTTGGGTATTCATTTTTTATGAAATTAGGTAAATTATCAATTATCAATGATGAAATTATATTACGCATTTTCGTAAACCTTAATATCTTCTATTAACAAAATATTGTTGTGTATTGTTTCTATATCTGGTTTTTGTGGAGTTGCATACACAATAATATAGGGACGAGAATTCAAATCAATAAAATCTGTTTTTATATTTTCATTTATCATAACTGTTATTCTTCCTGTATTATAATCAACATTCCCTATCGGTTTTGATATTACTTTGTTATCGTTCAAATCAGTCATGAAAATATTTTTATTACCATCATCTATGAATTTACATTTTCTATTTGAATATGTAAATGTTGATGATTTAATTGTATTGGGTACTAACATATTCCCAAATCTTATTATGTGTTGTTCATTCAACAAATAATTAATATTAAATGTTTTTGAAATAGTAGCATTGCTATATATTCTTGTTATATAGTCATTATCTTTTTTTATGTAACTTAATAGATCAACATTTGATAACCCTGTTTCAAATTTATCCATATATAAACTATTATAGGTTTGTATTTTATTTGAAATAATTTGTTTAATTTCACCAAATTCTTTGTTAGTCTTTTTTCTATCGAATTTTATAAAAACATTAATGGCAATACTGATATATTCAGGGTTTATTACATGAACAGTTTGACCAAATACAGAGTATTTTATTATATTTTGTTTTATTTCATAAATTTGAGAATCACTAATATATTTTCCTACAATTGGTTTTAATGCAATAAAAACCGAACCATATTTTTTTTCATAGTGTTCTTCTCCACCCCAAACATGAATACTTTCTATATCTTGGTATTTGTCAATCACAAATTCTTTAAAATCAACTGGTAATACGTTTCTGTTTTGTCTTTTATAATGAGCAGGTATAGTGAATTTTAAGGTTTCGTTTGATTCAGCATCAGCACCGCCATAAGAAGCTCCATTTACCGTTGTAATAAACGTTGAATAACCACTTGTAGTAGTTGAGTCATTACCATTCGGTTTATTATAAAACATATCTGTACAACCATTCCCATCTACGCCAGTTGTACTTAAAAAAGATACTTCAACAACATTTCCTGCTATTGGCTGTTTTCCAAAGATATTTTGACCAAAAAATATTTCATAATATCCATCATTATTAGCTGACAAGTAAAAAACCAAACTATCTTTTTCTATTTTAAAGATATTTTCACATAAATTATAATCGTAGGCATTGACAGAATTACGTTCTTGGTATATAGTAAGTCTAATTGTATTAATATCAACATTTTTATCTTGCAAAATAAATCGTTGTTCAGTTGTACCTAGAACAGTCCATTTATTTACACGTAAAGTCCCTTCAGTTGCATAAAAATCGGGTGACAAATACTGGATAGTGTTGCTATCAATAATGCTTTTTTCTGTACACAATACATCATCCAAAACATAATATTTTCTATTATCATCGACTGAGTTTGTCCCTGTAAAATATGAATATTTTGGAATTACAATTTGATGCAAAATTGGTTCTTGGGTATTAGTCATTCTTATAGCTAATGATATATTTGCTCTAGCTCCAGTTTTGCTTTGTGGAATATAGCCATTTAATTTTGCTTTACTATACAATGATTCAGTTGTTTTAGCTGAATCAATGAACGATTCATTCAATGCCATATTTGCATAATAACCAAGATAATGGGTATTATATGCAAATATATTGATTAATGAACTTATTCCAGCCGCATCAAAATTATAATCTGTGTATCGGTCTTGTTGTTTTAGATATGTTATGAAATTTTCTTTAATTTGATAAAAATCTATTGAGTTTATTGGTAATTGCATTATTCAAAATTCCTTTTTAAAAAATGTGTATAATTGTCGATTAGATTTAAATCATTTATTTCGTATGATAAATCAATTACATATCCAGTATTGTCGCTTAGTGGAGTAATAATAAATTCAGTGACAGTAATTCTTGGTTCACAAGTTTTTATTAACCAAGTTAATTTTTTTTCTATTAACGCCGCTGTTATAGTAGATGGAATATCAAACAAATATTCTTGTAATGTATTGTGTTTGTTTGGCTCAAAAGGAATATCCCAAGCATTTAATTGGAATAAATTTTTTAAACTTCTTTTAATTGCATTGTCATTTAGCTTATCAGAAATATCACCAGTTAATGGGTGTATTGCTAAAGTTAAATCTAAATCCCTATAGTTTATCATTTTCTTATCCTATCATTACATTGCTTGAACCAGTTGCAACTGAGCCGCCACATCCAATAGAATCTTGAATTCTACCTGCTGGTATTCCATTAATTGTAACGGTACTAGAACCTTCAGCAAGGAACCCTGGATGACATTCAAATTCACAACAATGAGGTGAAAATTTATCGCCTAATCTTAGTGCGCCACGCCCATTAATTTTCACGTTGTTACTTCCTTTTATTGCTATTTGTGGTGGATGACAATCATGGCCTGTTGATATATCACCTATCCTTGCTGCGCTTTTCGCCATAATTCTAATTCCTTATAAGTAAAGCAAACTTTTTTCATTCTGGCTAATAAGACAGTTAAATCTTTTGTTTCTATTACTTCTTTTGTTTTTATTTCGGGTTTTGTGTCACATGGACAAAAATTTGTAGTTATCATATTATCATCGACTCCCCAGTTTCAATATGACCTTCAAAAGTTAAATATACATTGTTTTTTGTGACTATATCTAATACTTGTTTATCTATATCATCTTCATTTCTGATGATACTCATTATCAATTGTAAATTTGTTTCTGTAAATGTTATGCTTATAGATGATGTAGGGGCAACTCCATCAATGATATTATGTTTCATTAACAAGTAATTAAATATTTCACTTTCAATTAGTTGTCGTCTAAATAATCTAGCATTTATACTTTTGTCTGTATTATTAACATACCATTGAACTAAATTTGATTGATCAATATTTAAATTTGGCTGTAATTTTATGGTATCCATAACGGTAATTATGTTATTTGAACAAGCATTACATAATTCTGTATCAATAGTATTTATTATTTCATTTGTGTTAATATTATCTAAGGGATTGAAACTTGTAGTAATTATATTTTCTATGATAGTATCATCAGAACAGGGTATACAAAACTGATTTATATTTGTATCTTCAGGCAATTCAATAATAATGTCTTTATTATCTAAATCCATTGCTTGTAATAATTCGTGGTCAACGCTCCAATTTTTATATACTCGAATACAAAACCACTGTTCATCAACAATATTTGAATAATCCCCTAATTCTATTCTTGCTTTAAATCGCCATTGTCTACCCCAAGAATATATATCTCCAGTTACGGCTTGTCTACCATACCATGACGAACTTGGTATAAACTTTTCTATGATTTTATTACAATCAATACAATCAATAATTCCTGTTAATAATCCATTTTTTTGTAATACTATGCCATCAGGTAATATGCCTTCAATTAAATAATAATTAATTGGTAAGTTACAACCTATGCTCGAAACAGCGGCATTTGTTTTTGTTAATGTTGCTGAAGCATGAGTTCCAGCATCTAATTGATATACATTAAACTTAGACAATCCTTCTAGCGATATATTCAATCTACTACCTGCACCAACTAAAACTTGTATTCTTGCTCTATTTGGAAAAGTTGTATTTGTGCGAATTAATCTAATTGAATTCTCCCCACCAATATTGTATATACAAATATAATATCTACCTAATGTTGCATCTTGTTGGCATTCCTGAACAAAATTTGTGATGCTAAAGTTTCCAACCATTGTTAAATTTGGTGCAGTATATTTGAATATATTTGCTACTAAACTAACATTGCTTGAATTTGATTCAATCAGGAATTTTTGAATTTCTGTAATTTTAAAAACATCAAAGTAATATAATTGAAAACCCCCTGGTGAAATTGAAAATACCATTTCTGTTAATAAAGGCAAAAATGGAATTGTATTATTTGCAATTCCATTTAATAATGCGTCTTGACATTCTGTTTGGCCCGGTTTTATCATAAATAATAGCACCTTGTTTTAATCAAATGAGAATATTTAGTATATTCTAACGCTATACCTTTACTATCAGGCTCTTCATTAGGTAAACAGCCTTCTTCTAAAAATTCAATTTTAACTTTTGTTACTAAATCAAAAGTCATTGTTGAACCAGCATTTATAACTTCTGGTTGCTCAAACATAGTTACATTAAATACTTCACCTTGTATTAAATTCAATCTCCAAGTTTCTGTTAAATTACAATAAGCATAAGCACCTAATGTTAAAGCATCAGTTTCTATCGCTCTATCTACTTTTAATTCGACAATCATTTCAGGGCCATCATAAGCCACAATTGGACAATCATACCAGCTTCTTGAATACCATCCACAATTTACGCTTTGCCCGACACTATATACTTTTGCCTTACATCCGCAATAACCACCACAACCTGTTGTGTCCCAAGTTCCACCCCCAGCATTAGAACGATACGCAAAATTAAAAATTTCATCTTCTGAATAATAATCTAAAATATCCCAAGTATTATCATACACAATTGGTGTTGGATAATTTGGAAAAATATGGTCGTAATAATGTGGCTGACTTTCTAATATTTTATTAATACGTTCGTAAATGTTATCATAACCAATTATATTACTATACGTACTTGGTTCAGTTATTGATAATATCATTTCACAAATTGGCGGTGGATCACTTGGGCCCATATAACAATATGCACGTTCTCCAGCGTGTGTTACCATTGGTACATAAGTATGTTGGAACATAATAAATTCCATACTTTCACCTGTACCAACATAATAAGTTAAACAATCATCGGATAAAACATCTAACAAATCAGTAACAATATTTCCACCATCAGGAATAAAATTACCATAACATAACTTATGTTTAAAAGTATATTCGATTTGTAATTCATTATTATTGGCTTGACCAGATTCAATTATATCACTAAACAAAAAGGTAGCTGATGTTGATAAATCACAAAATATTTGACTGCTATTTATATTAATCAATGACATTGAATCATCAATTGTCAAATCAGGTCTAGTATAATCATTAAATTCAAGAATAACATCATTCTCAACTTTTATTAATATACTTAATGTGTCATATCTTTTACTATTTGCACGAGTTACATAGCCTGTAGTGCCATGATATGCAAATGCAGACATAACAATTGGAGGCGTACTAACTAATGTTGCCCTTGCATATTCACCTGAATAATTTACAGTTTGTGTAAGTTTAGTAATGGTTAAACTTGCACTTGATTTTTCCCCAATATAAGCATATATGTTTGGTTCAGTATCAATATGATGTAATGAAAAAGATTCACCATTATATAACTTGATTATTTCTTCTTCACTTAAATTATCTAATGATAATCTAGTGCCATTATATAAATAAATGTTTGGTTCAGTGCCAATGAAACTTAATACTAAACTTTCGCCAAAACCACTTAAGAAAGGTAAGCTTATTTGTGAGTTTAAAGCTATGTCACAAAATTCACCTGAATAACTTACAAAACTAGCAAATGATGTTTGTTGGTTTGTTGTTAAATCAAAATTAGTAAGAGTTGTTCCGCTAAAATTATCAAATCTTAATCTAGTTGTAGATGAATTTAAAGTGCCAATTGAAGCATAAGAACCATGATAATTATCTGAAATTAATCCACTACCAAGATTTTGGGTTAATATAGAACTAGCAAATGAACCTGTATACGCAAATGCAGATAATCCATATACAGCCGCAATAGTTGTTACATAAGAAGTATTACCTTGATATGCAGTACCAGATAAATGATATGTTAATGATAATGTTGAATTGGCATTTTCCCCAACATATTCATTCAATGATAAACTAATTGATGGGTGCGTATCTAAATCAGCATTTACATTTTCACCAATAACACATAACCAAGATATACTTTGTGATGTAACAAAATCATTTACATTAGCATTTTCACCAACATAAATTTTAACTTGATCTAATGAAATTGAACTATGTATATCTAAATCAGTATTAGCATTTTCGCCAATTAAAATATCAGTTTTTAAATGGTATGTTGCACTTAAATCAACATTTACTAATTCACTTGTAAATATATTTGGTAAAATTTCTATCGCGGGTGAAGTATTAAATGAATTGACATTTAAATATTCACCTAATTTACACTCTAAAGAAAGATTTTGTGTCGTTCTTAGGATAAAATCAGTATTTTCACCACTTGCATATATTGTTTCTAAATATGCTGGTGGATATACATTAATAGTAGATAATACTAATGATTCACCTGAACTATTATCAGTTGATAATAATACAGTTGTAGCTAACGTTATATCTGTTAATTCACCTGCATTATATGTAATAATTAATGATGGTGAAGGGAATATCTCTAGTGAATTTGTATAAGAATATTCACCAGAATAATTAACACTTGATAGATTTTGTGTTTTTACAAGTGTACAGCTTAATAAACCATCAGAATAATTATTAACAATACCTAAATCAATAGATGGGTGAATTGTTAAATCTATTATTGATGTTGTTTCACCAGTAGAAATAGTTTCAGATAATAATAGGCTAGTTTGTAATGAAGGTATTAAACTTTCACCTACATATTCAGTTGTGCTGATTATTATTGACGGTAATACAGTCAGTGAAAAAGTAGAAACTTCACCAGAATAATAATTTGTAGAAAGATGTGTTGAACGAATTAAACTACAAACGCCTGTTTCCCCAACATATATGTTAGGGTTAAGTAATATTGCAGGATATGCAGTTAATGATGCTGTTGCTAATTCACCATTATGAGATAAACTATTAAAAAGAAGATTTCTTGTTAAACTAGAATCAGCACTTGAACCGCCATATCCTACAGGGTTAAGTAATGATGCTACACTTTGAAATAATGTATCTAATGTAAAAGTTTCCCCTGAATATCCAATAGCATCCAAAGAAACAAAAGATTGTAAATCTAATAATAATGTAGTACCATTATTAGCATAAACAAATAAGCGAGGTACTATATCTGAACCCCAATTTACAATTCCCGAATAAGAATCAGAACGTCTGGGTTCAGCATCAAAACTAATAGTTGTATTATATGTGTTAGTTATACATATAAAAAGATTTTCGCCTGTATGAATAGTTGTATCTATCATGTCATAAACTCTACATGTGGATATATTTTAGGCGCAGATAATGCTATAGAAAAATCTATATTAAAATAATTTATCACAACATATAGAGTTAATATCATTGTATTTTTAATAGATAGCTAAATCTTGTAATTCGTTAGGGTATATTCCGCCATAAGCTCTATATCTAACAGACAAATCATTCTTATCAAAAACCATTAAATCTACTTTTCTATTATTTGGAAGTAATATTTCATAAGTCCCATCTTGTTCGTGACTTTCTGCTACAGCAATTAATTGACCAGTATAATGGTCAAAAGCTCGGATAACCGCAGACGTAGTTATCCCTTCTAGTGTGACAATTCCTTTCAGTCTATAAATAGTAGTAAAATTATATCTTAGTGGTATCAAATATTCATTTAATGCTTTTTGATAAAAAGCAAATTTTGAAACACTTCCTGATATTGCCCCAACATCTGGTTTGGCTTTCATTAATACCATATTACTATAGGAAAATGTTTGTGGTGTAGTTTCATACATTGAACTATGCTCTTTTCCATCTAACCATAATTTTATAGTATTCTGGTTTCTTGATACTAATAAATGATGCCATACATCTTTTGTAAAATTATAAAAATCATCATTTTCATCGACTATTAATGAAGTGAGGTATTTATTTGGGGTAAAATTTACTTGTATAGCACCAGGATAATCAATATTATTTCTTTTGTTGACTCTTATTAACATACCTGTATAATCAATACTGGTAGATGAAGCATCTAAAATTATTCCTTCAGCCGTTGAATTAGTTTTAAACCATAAGTCTAATGTAAAATTACTACTAAAAGTAAAAGGCGCATTGTTAAAATAGATATAGGCATCTTGTGTTAAAAGAACACTTGGTTCATTATAGAAATTAGTTGGCCCTGGTTGATTTCTGAATAAAGTTGAACCATTCCCATATTATTTTCCAACAACGCCGCCAGCTAAAGGATTTATATTATAACTTACGTCATCTTCTAATTCATCTAAAGGCCAAAAATCTGAGGCGCCATCATTGATAATCATGGTATTGTATCGTCTTAATTTTTTATAATGGTTAATTACTTTAATTTGTGGCAAAGCATAATCATATATTGCAATTTGATCAATAAAAAATGGGTTTGTGTGACGTTCCCTACCATAAGAAGCATGTGTATATTGACCCTGAGCAAAATTTGATCTTGACTCATAATAATCAGTTTCTCCTACTGTTGGTAATCCACCAATATAAAAATGTGATGGTGTATCTATGTTTGATACAACTTCATAGGCAGTTTCGAATTGGTAAAATAAAGAACCTTCAAAATAAACGGATTCTGTTGACCGCCAATCATTTGGGTATTTTTCTATTACTTCCCTAGTGAATACAAAATGTATATCTTTATCATAATTTCCTGTAAATGGAATTTGTATAGTTGTACTTCTTGATTCACTATCAGGCGAAGATATAACAATAAAATCAGAAGATGAAAATGGTTCAATGTAAATATACAACATACCAACTTTTGAAAATATTGGACTAACCATATAAAGAGGGTAGATATATTGTTTAGCTGATTTATTGAAAATAAATTCAACCGTAAAACTATTAGTTGGAAATGTATAGTAATTTGTTTTAGCAATAAAAAGATATGCTTTTTGATAATTGCTATATCTACCAAAACACAACGATTTATTATCTTGTGGCTCTAGTTCTACTAAACTTCTTGAACCTAATTGATATGAATATTGGGCAACATTATTTGTTCTATCTTGAATGTCACCAAATGAATGTGGGCCCATTTCATTCACGATGACATTATTAATTGACTGATATGTATCAGGATCAAAAATATCCCCATCAAATGTGTAAAATCCAATTGGCGCATCGTTTTTTATAGTATCTTTATATCCATCCATTTTTTATCCAAAAGTATATTTAGTTTGTTGTATTTATTTCAAGATTATTGGTTGATCAAATTCAGTTATTTTATCTTTACCAGTTATAATTTTTTTATCGACAATGATATTCATATTATAGACAACTACCATCAATTCACCCCAACCAAAAGCGTTATTGACAATCATATAATCAATACCTGAATCAACTAAGAATTTACGTAATTCACCAGTATTGCTTGGCTTGATACCATCTAAATTGATAATCAAGTTATTAAAAACATTGGCTTTAACCATTGGATATGTTTCTAATCTATCAATGATTTCTTTTCTTTTATTTTTTATAACATGAGTATTAATAAAGTTATACGCTTTTTCTTTATCTAAGATAACGCCATCAATATTAGTTCCTTGCTTTATAGTGAGTAAATATAACTTCCTACTTCCTTTTGCGTACTTTTGCGCTGTATCATAATGTGTAGTAGTATATAATCCTGCACCATATTCATACCTGCCTTTTTTGTGGTTTATTGTGTTTTCGGCATCAGTTAAATTTCCACCATGCCACACTTTTTGTAGTGTATATTCTTCTTTGATATATTGTATAAATGATTTCATCTTTCCCTTGACTTTTATTAAATTTAATTTATAATTTATTTATGATTTTTTTTAAGTGTTGAGGATTGTGTCATGGCTAAAATAAAATATTACAATGGAACAACTGAACTGGTTTATGTTCATGCTGTTAAAAATGATAAATTCGAAGCTATTGGTGGTGTAAAATCCAAAGATAACTATTATGATAGTTGCTTAAGAATGGCTGGTTGTGACCCAACCGATACTGTAAAGGTTTTGCCAGTCACAAGAAAAGTTGAGTATAAATCAAACCCTAGCAAGCATAAATGTGATGCAAGGTGTGTTAATGCAAAGGGCCATACTTGTGAATGTTCTTGTGGTGGGCAATTTCATGGTTCAGGAAATAGATAAAAAATTTGTTGACAATATAAAATAATTAATTTATAATCTAGTCTGAATTTAAATAATGAGGATTTACTAATGGCAATATTCACTGTTTTTGAAAGAAAAAACGACAATGTAAAGGTTTTTAATTATTACAATTTGTTGTTTGATTATGTGGAATTCCATAATATATTTCTTGATTATCCATGTACTATACCATTGACAATAGAGAATTTGTCTAATGAATTAGAATGGAGAAATGAAGCCTTTTTATACACAAGGCGTGATGAATTATGGTACGCAAAAATACAAAAACATAGACAATAAAAAATAATTAGTTTATACTTTAATCTGAATTTTGAAATTAGGAACGGCCATGCCAAGATATACAGTATTGAATAATGACAATGATAACGTTACTATTTATGATGATGTTTCAGACTTGTTATTGAGTCTGAGTTATCAAGGTAGATTTTTAGACTACAAATGCACTATTCCTTTGAATGCTTCTACTCTTTTGAGTGAATTAGAAGAAAACAAAAAAGCTTGGGTGTATCTAACGTATCAAACCAATTGGATTTTAAAAATACAGGAACATTAATTATTATGAATATTACAGAAGCACTTTCACAAGAAAAACCATTAGCCATGTTTATCAATTGTGTTGGAAATGTTAAATTTGACACTAGCACATTGACCAAAAAACAGATTGAAATTTTATTATATTGGTCAGAATGGCATGATTGGGTTGATACCGTTTTGTTATCTGAAAGTCCAGAATTTATTCATTCGTTATGTGAATTACAGTCTGTTATTGATGAAGATGATGAAATAGGTTTTATTTTGAAGTTTAAAGATGAAATTATTGAAAGATATTCGGTAACATTTAAAATAAATGATACAATTATTCACATTGGTGATTTAGTTTATGATGATTTGTATTCATATCCTATCAGAGTTGAAGAAATTTATTTGGAACATTCATTTGTAAGTGGACATTATCAAAACGAAAGTTATGGTTTTTTAGTTACTCGGCCCATTGACTGTTTGGACATTATTTCAAAAAAAGAAAAGAAGGCAAAAGAAAATGGCAACATATAGTATTGTAGATGAAGGCTATGTCGTAACCATAGTCAAGTCATTTCCTGAATTATTTGTCAATGTTTTTGATGATGATTTATTTTTGGATCAAGATAACAACATACCTTTAAATGGTAAAAATCTCAAAAAAGAATTAGCTCTATATGGTATGGCTTGGATTTATGTAGAAGGCGATAATGATTGGAATTTAAAGATACAAAAGCATTGACAATAAAAAATAATTAGTTTATAATTTAACCTGAATTTGAAAATTAACTTAAGAGAGAATATATTATGAGTACCTTTGAATTAAGCAATGAATCCTTACAAAGAATGGCCCCATCAATCTTTGCAACGGAAAAACGATTTGACCGTAGTAAACATTATAAATTCATCCCCACAATTCAAGTGGTTGATGCTTTACGTAGTGAAGGTTTTTATCCTGTAAAAGCGGTTCAATCAAAATCAAAAAATCTTGAAAAACGTAATCATGCTAAACACATGATTCGGTTCAGAAAAGATGTAACTCAGGAATATGCAGTTGGTGATTTAATTCCTGAAATTCAATTAATAAACAGTAGTGATGGAACGTCACAATATTTATTAAATTCTGGCATTTATCGGCTTGCGTGTTCAAACGGCTTAGTGGTCAATGTTAGTTCGATTGATAGTATCAAAATTCGTCATAGTGGTGATATTATCGATAACGTGATTGAAGGTTCATATCGAATTATCAATGAAACCCCAAAAGTTTTTGAACGAATTGAAAATATGCGTTCAGTCAATTTATCATTACCACAACGTTTGGCTTTTGCGCGGGCAGTCGGTGCGTTACGTTGGGCAACAAAAGAATATGATGTTGAATTAAGTGCGTTTATTGCACCAATACGGGATGCTGATAAATCAAATGATTTGTGGACTACTATGAATATTCTTCAAGAAAAGATTATTTCAGGTCAAGCCCTTGTAATTAACAAAGAAACTGATAAAGTGAGAAAAGCACGGCCAGTTACCAATGTTGATGAAACCAGTCGATTGAATCAATCGGTTTGGATGTTGGCTGAAGAACTGATGAAGTTGACAAAATAATTTTTTAAGGCGATTAACATTGGGTTAGTCGCCATTTACCATGAGGATGTATAAAATGAATAAAGTATTAAGCTATTTAGCAAAGAAACGTTTTAATTATGTAGACACATCATTTTTGTTTGCTATGGGAAGTGCTGTTGCTGTACGTGATTATCTATGGGTTGGTATCTTTTTTGTCACTGGTCTGATATTAAGTAGTATTGTAAACATATTTAGTCAAGAAAAATGAAAAAAATAATTGACAGTTTAATAAAAAAACAATTCCATCTAATTGATTTGAGTATTGTTTGTGTATTAGCCTCGATATTATCAGTTTCAAGTTTTTTGTTACTTTCCATGATATTGCTTATTCTTGCGGGGATAAGCATTTTCATATCTATCTTGAAGAGAGATTAAAAATGCAATATATACTTACACAAGATGAATTGAATGATCTAACGCCAAAATCTGAAGTTGAAATTAGAAATAAAGCTTTAACAATGGCTAGAGAAACCATGTTAAAACTTGCCAATTTTGACTGTATTCATGATGTAAACGGTAAAAATTATAATTGGTATTGTACTGATTGTCCATGTAGTCGTTTAACATTGGGTTATTCACAAGAATCAAAGTTGCTTTGTAATTTTCATCAAGAATATGGAAAGTGATATGAACTGGAATCCTGTTACTGATATAAATATGCCAAAAGATAGATTTATTATGGTGCAAGATATTCGAACGAAAAGACAAGCAGTTGTAAAATATGATTTTCTTTTAGATGATTGGATTCTTGGATTTATTGATCAAAGTTACGCCATCCATTTTCACGATAAGGGGATTAATGGTGATTATTTTACTCATTGGAAAGAAATTAGTTGACACTTAATTAAAATTAATATAAGATATAGTCATGTTGAAAATTAACGGGAAAAGTCATGAAAACTCAAGCGAAAGTTGGTGGTCAATTTGGTCAAAACGGTTATTTTTATAAAGGTGGTCAATTTTTACCTTCAACTGAATTACCCCCTGGTACTTGGAAAATTGGCAAGAAGTTTATAAAAACTGGTAAAGAACAAATTGAACCATTTGTGTATGAGGTTCAACCAACTCCATTTTCACGTTCAATTTTTTCCATGATCGTTGGTTGGTGTACTATATCAGATAAAAAATTGGAATTAAGAACTGGTATACGTTCACATAATGGCGAACCAATTACATTAGATACTGAAATTCGGCCTGGTGTAAAAGGTGTTCTTGGTAAAGATGAAGTTCCACTAGGCGAATTCATTTCAGCATACAATAATGGACAACGTTGGTTTGATGTTCAACCTAATGTTGATGCTGAATATATTATAAAAAATTAATAAACAAACAAAAGGATAAAAAAGACATGGATAGAAATTATAAGATTTTATTTTTTCATGGACGTGGTAGTACAGCTACCACAAGCACTACTGGAATTAAAGTAAAAGAATTCTTTGAAGAAAATGATATACCAGTGTTTATACCTGATTATAACCCTGATGGTCAACTTTTTTATGGAGTTGAAAAAACCATACATGATTTTATAAAAAACAATGATTTAGATTATTCTGATTTGGTTGTTATGGGTGTATCATTAGGCGGTTATTGGGCATTAAAAACAGCTAATGAATTGACAAGTTGTACTTGTGTGCTATTGAATCCAGCATTGCATGTATATGGAAAAGATCAGGTAATGTTACCTAGAGAACATAACAGAAAGAATTTATCAATATATTGTTATTTAAATAAAGATGATGAAATAATTGATAATGAATATATTTTCAACCAATTAAATAAAAAGGCTACCATTACTCAATATGAAACTGGTGGTCATAGAATGACTAATTTATCAGAAATTATGAATGATATTTTGGTCAAGCTAAGAACACAATTTCCAGTTATTTAAGATTTTCGTATTGGTAAAGAATTAGCATTTCCTATCATAACTTTTGGGTGAATATGTCTGCCGCCTATTTCGCGGGCATAACAATTATCATATAAAGCTGAACGAATTTTTGCTATATCTTCATCATCAATTTTTCTAAACAATTTTATATTTTTATCAAAATCATCTATAAATTCTTTTTTATATTTTGTGTCAGTAAACAAAACATCTTTTGTCATTTTTTTGATAGCTTGGTCGATTGGAACAATATAATCAATTATTTTTGCGCCAACTTGTTTAATTGTCATAAAAAGAGCTTGTGAAGAAACTTCGCTATAGGTTCTATCTAAAGTTGCATCATCTTTTATCATTTTAGCCATTGCTCAAATACCCGCTCTACTTCCATCAGTTCCAGAAGCAACTGATTTTCTACCATTTGAATCTTTATATAATAAAACCGCTCTTACAACGTCATCTTGTCTATAGATTTTCCAAAATGGGATATTGGCGATCATATCTTGTATACTTTTAAATCCATTACCATGTATACCACCCTTATCTTCATAACTTCTTTGTATTACATCCCAAACTTGTTGTGCGTATTTTTCACGTTTTTGTTTATCTTCCATAAAGAAATTATCATACCCTTCAGTTAAATATTCATTGAAACTAAGCATACTTTACCTTTTAAAATTATTTTATTGACATTATGATATTTATATTTTATAATTAGTAATAGTTTGATAATTTCAATAAGGAATATATTATGAAGAGTAAAAGAGTTGTAGTTACTGCAATATGCAAACAAACAAAGGATAGTATTCTGTTTATTGCCCATAATGAGTCAACCAATGGTGTTGAATATCAAGTAGATGATAGTTGGTCTATCTAATTTTAATGAGGAATATATTATGAAAAAAAATCAATATCGTCAATATGACCCTAAAGAAAGCGAATTAGCTCAATTAGACATTCAAGCAAATAAACCGCCACAGTATCAGCATGATTGCAAAGAATGTAAATTTCTTGGTCAAAGTGAATTTGGCAAATATGACCTATACTTTTGTGAACAAAGCGGCATATCAACGACATTAATTGCTAGATTTAGCGACGAAGGCCGCGACTATAAAAGTGGGTTATGTTTTGTTGGTATGGAACCCGTTTTAACACAAGCTTACAAATTAGCCCGAATAAAAAATCTGTTATGACATCAAAATCAATGATTCAATTCGACATTCGTAAAAATGAAGAATATCGATTAAAAAATCAAGCAAATACTAACCCAAGATATGAACGTAATTTTAATCAATTAATCTATCTTGGTATAAGTGAAAACAATAATTACGATTTGTATTATTGTTCAAGCACTGATATTAAAATCACTGTTATTGCTATCTTTGATGATTGTATTGATGAAGACAATTATAAATGTGGTATTCATTTAGTTGGTATGGATTCAGAATTAACACAAGCTTATAAATTAGCACAATTGAGGAATTTAGTATGAATCTAGCATTAATCTTTTTCGAAGTATCAAAACTCGTAACCTATTCATACTTTGGTATGATTTTGTATTTGAAACTTTTTGGTCTTGGGTAAAACAGTTTAGATTTGACCACTTGAGACTTACCAAATGAAAGAAGAATACCAAATTAGATTTCTAGTTAAAAAAGTAATTTATAACGAGGAATACACGTTACGTTTTATCACAAGAAATGAATATATTTTATCTCGATAAAAATACTGATATTTGTGCAAAATATCATGTTGACCGCCATGTCATAAAAATGATTCTTGAATCAGCTCAATTATTGTGTACTGCAATAAGAGTTATGTATGGCAAAAAAACAATAATCATAACGCCACTAGGAAAAAAGAAAACCGTTTATTTGTTGCCTGAAGAAACCTACTATTTCAAAAAAACAGTTAAGAAAATAATCATGTTTAATATGGATGGTGAATTAATTGCTGTAGATGAAATTTCATATAAATTGATTTTGTCTAGTGGTTTATATATCCAAACACATATCAATCATCCCTGTTCAGTTTGGCTTAGAGAAAACTTAAATAATTGGCTATACGTCTATGATTTGATGTACTCACTGGAAAAAGAATGGCAATACCGATATGAC